TCACTGTTGATGTGTTTGGTGCTAATGTATTTGCAATCACACCAGAACGATGTATAAATGAACTCACATTAATATTGACAGAAGTGTTTGTCACACTACGAATAAAATTGTTTGATGCAATACCAAGCGTATTAAAGGCATTTGCTGCAAGGGGTTTCGATGATGGAGTTGAAGCATTCCACATCTGCACAAGAACATTTGATCCAGCAACATTAGCATTTGCTACAACGACGCCTTCATATGGCTCAATTGCAATAGAACCTGCGCCGCTTACATTGAAGAAACGAACAATACCTTTAAATGTTGCTTGGTCATAACGATTAGTTCCGCTACTTGTTTGATATACAATGTCACCATCTTTATAGTCAGAACTCATCGACGATAGAACATTAACACCGACTGCATCAACATTTAAATTAATATAATTTTGATTAATATAAAGATTATTTTCTCCAGATGTAGCAATAACAGTTGCAAATGCATTACTGCGTTGTGGAGCAACTATACCTTCGCCTGGATAAAACGAATCAGATGTTTGAAAATTAGTTACAGAAACAACATTACAGTTTGCATATACTGAACCAGTGCTTACACTCTCAATAAACAGCTGAGCAGTTTCATCAAAATCGCCGCTTAAACGACGAATTGTAACTGTAGAATCATTTGAATTAAATGATTCAATTAAACCATTAAATGTATTAACAGTATTTGATGTGCCCTGAAAAACAATATCTGTTGCAGTGATACCAACGGCATTATTGCGACTTATCGTAATAATTTTCTTTGAATCTAGTTGCAGTTGTCCACCAGCTTGGCAAAAATTATTAACAGCAACATCATCAAAAAATAATTTAGCCAATGTAAATGGTAATAAGTTATGTGCTGTAAATTCTACATCCTTATAGCGAATGTATGGAATAAGACTTGTATCTACTACCAATTTACCGTAATTAGTTGTAATTGACATGTAATTTTATACCTTTGAGTAATTATAATTATCGAATGTACCAGAACCACCACCACTGATTTCACCATCTAATGTGTTCATATGATTAAGTCCACCAGTAAAACCCGCGTTTCCATTGTCTAGCGTTATTGGCTGAGAAGATACAGGATTTGGAGATTGTATTGTATTTGGATCAATTTGCATTGGTGCTTCAATTGGATAACTTGGTGTCCATAAATTATCACCACCTAATGTGCCACCAAATTGCCACAAATTTCCATAGAAACGAGGTGGTCTGCCGATTCCATCAGTACGAATACCACCCCACCATAGATCGTCGTCAAATTTGATTGGTGGATCATAGTCAATTACTATTGGAATTCGATCAGTATCATCTTGATCGGAACCAATTACAGGAGCTGGTGGCGCAGGTAATGTAACCACAACATTTCCAGAAGGAGGCGGTGGATCACCACCAGGTGTTACAATAATTACTGTATTTGCATTACTTGTTGGAGTTGGAAGAGTTGGTGGTGAAGGTGGTTCAACAACAATATCACGAATCACAGTTGTGTGTTCAATGATTCTTTCTGGAACTGAGATAATTTCTGGTTTCAAATCTTCTGCTGTCCAATAATCTGTGTCAGGCTTCAATTCAACGCTGCCATTAAATTGACCAAACAAGAATGGTTGCACACCAACTCCCTTGTTTGAGACAAGAGGTTGTGAGATTGCTGGTGTTTCAGTAAATTGTAAACTTACTGTTTTCTTATTTAAGGTTGTATCTGATAGAGAAAGAGGTTTAAATCCAAGTGGAACAGTTCTCATGGTTGGAATCATGAACCCATTTTCTAATGCAACTCTAAAATCGTCATTATTGAAATCTGCAATATTAAAGGTTCTGAAATTCTCACCGACAATACCAAATTTTTCTTTCTCAGTACCATCTTCATATTGAGTCTTATCACTCAATGCAAGTTTTTCAACATTATTTAGAGAGACAAAAAATTCAACTTTTTGTAAACGCTTCTCAATAGAAGAGATGTCTTTCATCGTAAAACGACGATTTTCGATATATTTTGTTCTGATCTCACGAATATCAGCCACATATGGTGGAAGATATAATGTGTATAATGTCATAGCATCATCTAAATCTTCTGGTGGTAGAGGCTGCGGAGCAGACTTACCTTGAATAACTCTAAATTCTTTATCTTTTGAAAGAACAAGTTTATCAATGCGAGGCAAATAATATTGCAACGACAACTCAGAAACCTCATCAACAGATGGGAAATTTGGAACTGTAAATGAATTTGAAACATCGCCGATAGTGCGAGTTGGTCTAAAATCTAAACAGTCGCGCAAATAATAGACTTTTCCTGTTGATGATTTGTAGATAGGAATTGAACCAGATTCATATTTACTCTCAGAATATGAATCAACTGAGAAGAATGAAACATTTGATCCACTAATATACACATGTTGATATAGATCTAGATGCACTAATAGTTTAGCATTTGGATTATCAAAACCAGTTTTTAAAATAAGTTTTGCGTGTTCATAAACATCATCTCGTTGACCATAATCAATATAGAAATGATCAGTTATATCTCTTACATTGTTTACATCTGGTAGATGTGTTGTGTTGCCAGCAAGAACTTTTCGAATCTTAACAACATCAGGCACAAATAGAGAGATAGAGTCGCCAGGTCGTACCGAGTTAAAAGTGACATCAGTCAAGAAAATAAGTCCATTTGCAACATCAACATTTGCAACAACACCATGATTTGGTATAGTAACTGTTGTATTTCCACTTGCTGTAGTTGGATATGTAAAATTAGTTCGTGTTCCAACATAATTTGTATTACTAAAGAAATTTTTCTTACGAATTTTATCTTCAGAATCATTTTGCTTGGTCGTGAGAATAATATCAACTTTTAGAATATCTGGAACGAATGTATCAATTGTGATGGTTGTTGCAGGAGATGCTATTGTAACATTTGCTGCAGTCAATTGTAACATTGTGCCATTTGGATAACTTGTGTTTCCATTATTATCACGAACAATTACAATTAGATTATCTTGAATTGCTCTCGTAGAGTCTGCAAATGGGATGGTTTCGAATGATTCTAAACCTGCACCCTGCGACAAAGCAAAAATATTTGATGTACCAGTATTTGATCGATTTAAAACAATTTTATTGTAGTTATAATCAGCATTATTTAATGAGGCTCGTTTGATGTAATTTCCTGGGAGTTGGAAGATCATTGCATTGCGCGATTTATCTTCAGCTACAGTTTCACCACCAGTCTTTTGAGATTGAATAGAGATGTTCATAGAGGCGTTTGCGCCTGCAACAAGAACATTTGACACAGATGGACCAGCAATAAATGACTCAGCATGAGCCATATCAAAGTCGATTTGTACAACTGAGTTTGCATCAGCAATACCATTGTTATCGAATGGTGTGTCTAAGAATGCAGTTTTTGTAGTTCCATCGTATCGTTGAACAGTTCTTGTTTGGCTCGATACATTTTGATTATATGGAGTTTGAATCAATACTTGCAAAGGATTTGTGCTAGAGTTTGTTCCTACGATTGTTTGACTGAACTCTGTATTCACAGTCAAGAAGTCTCCAATCGTATTTACTGATACAACTTCACGAATATCTTTACCAACTCGAATAATAGAACCAACGCTCACATTGCCACCATTGAATACGTTGGCAACTGCAGAGTTAGCGTTTAGGCGATAAGATCCAGCAAATACATTCGCTGTTGTGACGTTTGGAATTGCATCGAGTCTAACTGGTAGAATTGTTATTGAAACATTACGATACGCATTATCAACTGCGGACATCTTGTCAGAAAGTCGGATGCTATTTGCATTTGAAGATGCAGCGGTAACTTTAACGACCTTTGGATCCATGGCGATTTCAGACATGTACAACGCATAGATGCCGTTTGAGTCTCGAACTGAATCGAATGCATCAGCAGTGGAGCGAATAAAATTCTTCACACGAACAGAACCAATACGAGTGTTCTGATATAGTTGAGAATTTGCCGATGTTCCTAATCCAACTGCAACCTTTGATGTGTCGACGCAGTGAACATCGATCTTTTCTAGCGCAGCAATATTAATGAATCCATTGCTTGAACCGCGAAGTGCCGTTACATAAACAAAATTGCCGTAAGACAAATCAACATCTGTATCAACAAGAGACTTGACATCTGATGCTGAACGAGGTTTTGGTGCATCGATCTTTAAAGTTCCGATAGTTTCAAACTCGAAACCCTTAACATAAGCCTTTCCTGGCTCAACGGAAATTGTATAGTTGTTGGCGTCTGTTCCGTCTAAAAGAGATGCACGGAAAGGTTTTACAGTATAATCGCCTGATTCATCAAATGTGCGACGAGCAAGCGTTTTTTCAAGTTCAGCATAAATTGGATACTTAACTTGTTTTGTAACTGCGCCATTCTCAACGCGCATTAATTCGAAGAACTTTGATTCGTCGATAACTGTATCAATAGGACGCGTCGAAAGAATCAAACTAAATTGATAACGATCTGCGCCTGGAGCTTGATAGTTGAATGATTCTTGTGCTGGGTCTAAAAGAGTTGCATCGATGTCACTATCAATAAACTCTTCGTTGATTTCTAGACCAATTTTAACATTTGCACTAGTTGAATATGCAGAAACAACTGTGGTTTGATTGCCGACCTGTACAAAGAATCCATCAGCATAAAACACGCCTTCATTGATGGAAACTATGGTCCCGAAACCAGTTGAATTTGATGCAATTAACTGCGCTCTTGTTGTTGTTCCCGCAATAGTGATTGTATCTCCATCTATAAATTCATTACCAGTTATGTAACGAACCATGAGCGTCGGAATACCGTCGGTTGGGAAGTGCGTTGCTAAAACCTTTGCCTGGACTGTACCAGAGGTGTTTCGAATCACCGTGCCGTTAAATTCTTCGACCTCGATATCTGTATTTTCAAATGTTTCTAGGAGCTTAATAAATGTAGTTTTATTATCGAGCGTTAAATTACCACCGATAACTGGAGATCCATCTTGGAAAACATGGTCTCCAAATTGTTTAATCTGATTTTGTAAGATTGACTGTATCTGTGTCAACTCGCGGGTCTGCACAGCCCTACCAGGCTTAAACATAATGCGCATATAGTTATTATCTAACGCATTTTGCACAAAATCATCATTGTATGGATTAATATTAAACTGCATAGATTTTTACCTAGAATGAAAGTACGATCTTAACTTGATCGATTTGGTTATCTTTTCGAACAATATTTGTTCTATTTTCAGCATAAATTATATCACCACTAAAGGTTTTAATCTCAGAGTTTGCAATCTCAAGGATCGGTACTGTTACACCAGAAGTTAAACCCTTGATAATCTGCGACCCCGTCAATCGTCCAGTAATGTTATTTATGTACAAATAATTATCACCTGGAGACCAATGTACAACATTTGCTACAGCATTTGCATTTTCGATTGAAGTACCAGTATAGACCGTCTCATCGTTTGTGAAATTGGTTATTCCTGGATCGCTAACCAATAATCGAGTTGATAGTCTATAATTTGTCGCATTTGCAAAAACTACACCATTCGCTGTTAATGGATCTTGCAGAATGCCCACACGATTAAAATCGAATAAATTTGTAGAATCACTCATCGGAATTGTTTCGTTTTCCGTATCATTTAACTCTACAGTTATCATTAAACTGTGTGTACGAAGTTCGATTATTGGTTCTGACCCATGACCTCTATGCGGTCCGATTTGTAGATCGAATACAGGATTTGATCGAGTTATAATCGCAACTTGAGTATTTGCATTACTAAATCCAGTATTAACTGTTAAGAAAGTCGAGTTTACCACTGTAACAACATTTCTAGATTGCCCATTAACTGTGATGATATCGTTCGTTCTCACATTTCCAACAAAATATGAAAGATTTGAGAGATTACTACTTACTGTTGTTCCAGTAACATTTACGGTTCCTGGGAGAGTATTCGCACCAAGACGACTGTTATCATTAACAGTTACAGTGCCTCGAGTATAACTATTTCCACCATTTAAAATAGATACACTTTCGATACTACCATCAACAACTTTAGCGACTAGATTTGCACCGACGCCGTCTGTACCAGTTATCGATAATATCGAAGCAATGTTACTATTACCTCCGCTGATGAATCCAGAACCACCCCAAAGAACATTAATAATATCAATTCTACCATCTACAGATGCAACTGTTACAGCAGGATCGCTTACTACAGGCATCCATTTATTTGTAAAGAACTTTTGTTTTAATCCAGGTGGAATAGTATACAAATATTTCCATTTATATCCATCAGCTGTCAAGATAAATGGATTTTCTGGTAACTGTCCATCAATATCAATCGTCGGTTCAATTGTAGAGTTTGCATAATTGTTATTAAACAAAACTTTAAAAATTTGATCACGAGTATTGCGAACATAAAAGGTATTTGCGGTATATGGGTAAGTGTTATCTTTTCTAGAAACAGTCACATTAGAATTGGAGTATGTTAAATTAGCATTCAACGAGATAACTTTATTGCTTAATATAGCAACAACCTCTCTTGCATCATTTCCGATTACAATGACATTACCCGTTTCAACATTACCGATAAATGCAGCACTATTTGCGACTACAACTCTAGCATTCGCAATTCTAGTGATTGATGCACCAGTATTCACATTTACAAATGCGCTGTTGACAATTAAATGATCGTTATTGGTTACAGAGACAACAGATTTGATTGACGAATTAACAGAGATTAGATCACCAGGAAATAAGAATGTTGTAAACGATGTTCCATTTCCTATCAATACATTGGATCCTGCAATATTTGCCGTGCCAGATAGAACTGTATTTGAGTTAGAATTTGCAGTTCCGATATTGAAAAAATCTATGTATGAGGTCAATTCAACATTATTATCGTATGAGTCATACTTTGTATTTGCAGCCCAATCGACTCTAGAAACTACTGGTTGTATGTCTGAGGCTTGTATTTTTTTAGCACCGACTATTTCTCGATATAATTGATTTTGTTCATTGGTTGACCAAACAATTTCGGGTAGATTTGCTGCGTTAGAACCAAAGTTTAACGAGCGACCGACAAAAATAAATGTATTTGCATCATTAGCAAAATGATCTTTGATATCATTTATCAAAAAATTACTGAATAGCGGTGTGAGTAAAGATTTCATTTATTCCTCAATATACTGAAAGAGATACGACTTTAAAATCATAATTCTCAATTGCTAGGTTTGGTACAACAAGATACACAAGATTTGATACATTCGCATTATAAGCAATATTCAATGAGATGTTATTTCCAGAAACAGAAAGAACATTAGCATTTTGGCTGGTTGCTTGTTTAAAGTAAATTATACCCGATTGCGCAGATATAGATGCAGAATTGACATTCATCATTGTGTTATTAGCGATATTTATTACTTGTTTTAACTGACCATTAATCATTACAACATCATTGGCTTTAAGTTGAGTTGAAAACACAGTAGATGATCCAATAACTTGAGTGTTTGTCGTAAATACTTGTACAGTTCCAGTTTGAGCACCCATTACATTGGCTGCTGCAATATTAAATGAAACATTGTCTCCTGCCTGCACCATCTCATATACACCATTTGTATTACCATAGACAACGAGTGTTGTATTTGCAAGTTTTTGTAGTGTATTTCCAGAGGAGGTAAAGTTTAAATTTGCGTTTACAATTAAATGTAACGCATTTGTAACAGTAATGACTTCTCTTGTTTCATTATTAACTTTAATTATATTATTTGCAATTAATTGTGTGTTAAACGTAGTTCCTATACCAACAATCACATTGTTACTGTTGGTTGTACTTACAGTCCCTGTAAGATTAGTAAATTGAACATTGCTCTTGACTAATCCCTGTCCAGCGTAAATAAAATCACCAAAAACCTCAAGTTGAGTGTTACTTGTAACATTTGATACAATTTTAGAGATAGGCAATCTTGTAGAATCAGCGATGATCAATAAATCACCCACATTTACTCGTGTATTCGAATAATCAATACTTCCAACATTTGGTAAGAACAATGTTGAATTCCCAGTAACTATGTTTGAGTAAGAATTAGATACCTGCACATTTGATGTTCCATTTCCAGGCATTATTAAATCAACATTTGCAAACACTGGAATATCGACTTGTTCTTCCGATCGAATCATAGTCTTAGAAATTAATTCTAGACCAGACGGATGAACAATATTTTTAATTGGTGTTTCAAAATCAACAAGATTTTTATCTGATTGTATAATATATGAGAAATTGTGATAGATAGTATCATCTTGCAGAACTTTATCTGCACTTAAGAATCCGTCTGTGTTTAAGAAAAATCCATTAAACTCGATTAGTCCATTAGCAAATAGAGCATTGGCTTTTGCTCGACCATTACCGTAGTACATTGGATTTGGTAATCCAATATCGATAATAGATGATGGATATTGAGCGGGAGCGGGAACATTCGCAGATGTGTTTACATTACAAAAAACACCACTTGATGTGATCAAATCTATTGTATTGTTTATCGCGCCAGAGAAGTTGAAAAGTCGTAATACTCCCGAAGTAGCATTATATGATTTCACATTAGCGCGGAAAGTTGAAGCAGCAAGTGATGCCCCTTGAAAAATAAATTCATTTTCTGTAAATGTATTGGCTTCTGGAACTGGATTGATTACTGTGTCTACAACTTTTAATGAAACATTTGGAGTATTAACATAGTCAAATCCGCGATAAACTAAACGAATGTCTCTAATGCGACCAAGAGCACTTGTTTCAATAGAGTGCTCTTCACCATCACCAAACAAATAACCAGTGAAAACTGCACCAGAACCACCGCCAGATTGAACGGCGATTGATGGTCGTGCATAATAACCCTCACCTCTATTATCTAATATTACTGATGTGATTGCTCCATTTGCACCAACAGTTTGAACATATCCATTAGCATCATATCCACGACCAGTAAATCGCAATCCATCTCCAATAACATATCCACTACCACCATTCTCAATAGAAACATGTGCAATTAAACCAAGGTCTTTAAATGTTTGCCAATATGTTTTCTTTAATAATTTTTGCGTTTCATAATTATATTGCTCAGATAAATGTGTATCATAATGAGATGTAATCTGAATCGATGGTTCTGTTCTAAATCCTGCACCACCATCTAGCACAGATACAAGAGCAACACCACCTGTATTTACAGTTTCAAAATCTAAACACTGAATAATCAAACTATTTGCATTTGCAGGAACACTTGCATTTGTCACACTATTAAATATAAAAGATTTAGTGGTGTTTTTTGTGTTTATTTGAGCACCAGTTAATACTGTTGCAAGTGGTCCAGTGTTCGAAACATCATAAACAAATAAATTACCAGTATTTGCACTAACTCCGCCAACACCAAATATAGCGTTATTTGGTGTTGCTATTTTAGCAGTAAACAATGCATCAAAAAAGTTAGTGCCATTTGCCCAAATTTCCTCAAAGTTATCATATGGATCATCTTTATCATTTTCAGTGACATTGATCAACGAATTTATGTTATTCGTTGTAAATGCTGCAAGATTAGCATCTCCAATATCGGTATCAGATAAGTAATCAATAACTGATTTATCATAAGTGATAGATTCTATGAAATTACGCTGGCTGTTTGATGTACACGCAGTTAAATTTAATGCTAAAACGCGCAAATCAGTAGAAAGATTTGAATTTGGATCATCACCAATACTTCTTAAGACAATTGTTTCTGTATTTGAGTAAAGACGATAACCATATCCAGGGAAACCCATTGTTACTGCTTCGATAGAACCGAGTGTAACATTACCAACAATTGCTATAGCATCATCTGCTTCTGCAGAATTTCTAAGACCACCAGTAACCACAACTGGATCACCAACATTATATAATAATCCACGGCGTCGCTGTTGTGGGTCTGAACGAATATTTGAATCGACTCGAATGTTTGAGAGAGTACCAATAATTTGTTCACTGAATACCCTTGCAATACCATTTCCATCTAAGTAATCAATTTCAATGAATTCTCCATTATTAAAATTTTGCTTGATATTAGAAATGTAGATCTCCATGATCTCACGACCATTTGTTGGATCAATATTTCTATTTGCAGATTCAACAATACAAGTCGCGCCAGATTCAACTCCTCGAATCAATCGTTTCTCAAGAAGATTTACATCTAGATTTTTATTAGACTCCGAAATATTAATTCGAAATGCTTTTGGTTTTATCCACTTACCATCTGATGTTTTTAAGATCGATTCTTTTGGGAATGTTATCTCAATATCTTCGTCAAATAATGCTTTAAATAACCAACGAACTGACTCATCAGTTCCCTTTTTATTATAAAATTCTCTTGCGCTTTTTAGAATCTTTTCTGTGCTGAGAGCAGTATTTTCTGGAAAATGTGGAAGCAATTCTTGCTTAAAATACTTTATAAATTCTGGTGGTGTTTGATCAATATCTCTATAATTTTCTATGCCCATTGCATGGTAAATTGTATTACCAGCGGTATTGGAGATTCCATTGGCTGAATTATTCTCAAGCCAAGTGTAGTACAGCTCTAAGAATCTCTTAAATTTTGGGTGTTCAGCATTAATAAAGTCTGGAACTTGAGACTTAATTAATGAAGATATTGTTTTCGAAGTTGCAGTCATATTATGACTCTACCACAGCGTTAATTTTTGTTACAATTGAAGCTGGATCAGTTATATCTAAAACAGTAAGTCTATTTCTAATTGAAGAAAATACTCTTTTTGTAGGAATTGCTTTTAGGACTAATGTTCCAAACGCATCAGAGATCTCTACTGGCGCAAAACTATTTAAAGTTACAACTCCGCCAGTGTAATCAACAGATCCGATATTATCATTTAATGTTTTCTTTACATTTTGAGTGTCAAAGTAATAGATTTTTAAACGACCAACACGACCTTCAAGACTTGCTTTGATGATTGCACCCGAACCACCACCACCGCTAATTGAAACGGTTGCAGAGGTATATCCAGTTCCAGGATTAGTAACCTCAATTCGTTTTACAGCACCATTTACAATCAATGCTCTCGCAGAAGCACCAGTGCCATCACCATTGATTACAACTGTTGGTGTAGAAATATAACCACTTCCACCAGTTACAACATCAATTGATTCTACTCCAGTAAATGATTGCAAAACTTCTTCGATAAAACAGTCTCTTACAATTCCAGAATCATCATTATACTTAAATGATGGAGCTGAAAGAATTCTTTCGGTTGTTGTGCCTTGTTTTAATTCAGTTCCAAAGTCAAGAGTATAACTTAATGTGCGATTTACATCTGGAGCAAATCGTTTTTCTAGATACACCTTCACATCATTGCTTATAATTGATGGATCAGCGTCATCTATTGCTCTTGACAGCTGTGAAACTCTAAATGAAGAGTTAAATTTGTTTAGATTAGTGCTTGCATACGATCTAATCGCTGAAATTACTGCAGCATCAATCTCACCAGCCGTTTTATCTGTTTTTGTCGGATCAAAATTGACTTCGACATCAAGATTAAGGTAATTATAATCCGCTTCAACATATTCAGGTGTAACAGTAAGCACTGAATATGGCTTAATTACAGAATTTTTTACAAATTCAATCTCAGTTGTAGTAATTTCATAGCCACCAAGTGGTTTTGCAGTGAAAAATACCTTACCATAAACTGGTGGAATATTCTCTTCACCACCCCACACATTAACTGCTTCAAAATATGGATATTCACGATTAATAATAGCAATGTAATCGTTTTTTGTCACTGCTCTATTTTGAGAAATAAATGCTTTTGGCGCAGTAAAACGAATTTTTTCGATATTTTCTGCTGCCGCGCCTGAAGTAGAGGCACTAACTAGAGTTGTGACAACCGTTGCTCCATTTAAAATAGTATCTAGAGGTCTAAATTCTTTCAAATTATTTGCTAGTGTTCCAGATGTAATCAAATATGAGACAATAACAATATTTCCTTCAACTAATGCCTTACCGATTACATCGTCACCAAAAGAAATTTGATATTTTCCATTTTTATTTTCTTCTAGATAATAAACAGCAGCATCCTCGTTTACATTCGTAGCATCTTCGGCGAGTATATAAGTTTCTTGATTAGCATTTTGAGCTGATCGTTGTACTTTAATCTGAAGTGTTGATGTATCAATGCCAATATCTGGTAATTCAAAGATCTGCTTTGGATTAGTTTGAGAATTATATGAGAAGGTTATGCCGTTTGGCTGACCTTCTTTGATTTCTAGAGACTCAACAACAAATAATCCAGTACTTAAATTTTTAGAGACAACTCTAGTAGCAGGATTCACAAAAATAAAATTTTGACCGTCGATAGTTTCAGAAACAAATTTAGTAAATCGTGGAATAGCAATCGCGCTATTCGAATCATTTTGAACTGGAGTAATTTCTAGATCAATCAATGCACGAGGAGAAACTCGTGAACGAGGAACATATCCGAGTAGTTTTGCGTGAGAAACAACTGATTCGCGTTTGATTGCGGTATCGATAAACATCTCGTTCGAGACCATATTCAGATAATAGCCCATATAATGAGTATTGTAAGCAAGAACATCAAGCAAAATCGACAAACCAGAACCTTCAAAGTTATAGTCACTGAACTCTGATTGAGATTTAAGGAAACCTTTTAGATTAGACTTGATTGCTTCGAAGTCTAATTCTGCAACTTTTAGTTTTGAGTCAACATTTGCCATGTTATCTTACCCGTTCTAGGAAAAAAGAGACCGTGATCGGCTCTAAAGTATTGTTTACAAAAAATACAATTTTAATGTCGTATCTATCGTTATCATAATCTGGTGTTGCAATGACATCTTCAATTGTTACTCGTGGCTCATAATTTTTTATAGTTTGAAGTATCATTCCTTGTATAATAGAGGTGGTGATATTATCGATTGGTTCAAATAGCATCTTTTTAAGATTTGATCCAAGTTCTGGATTAAATAGACGCTCATAATGCGAGGTTAGCAATAGGTTTCGAATTGAACCTGCGATCGCATTATCATTCAATTTTTTTATCACATCTTTTGTTACAGGATGAGCTGAAAAATTAAGATCTAGATCAGAGAATTTTCGAACGATCGAACTCATTATTTTGATGTTTCCGTGAGTGCAGAATTATATGTTATTTATTAGCGATTTTAGATCAATCTATTCAACGTTCTGTCTATCTCATTTGTTATTTGTTGATCGACCGCAGAGATGCTTTCTGTTAAAGGATAAATTCGCTTGCCAAGAACCGTTTGAATTTTTTCAGTTAATTTCTGTGGTAGTAGATCTGAATCTACATTAAATTCAATATTTCTGAGTGCAGATAGTTCATCGATATTGCCGATTTTATCTATGACTACATTTCTCAAGTCGTCCTTGAGAGATAATATTTCACCTCGCTTCATATTAACAACACCTTCGAAGATTTGCACCTTCTGTGTCAATTCTCCGATTGGCAATTTACTGCTAAAATCTTTAATAATTACGTCTGCGTTTTTAGTTATATCGGTGAATACATTATTGATAGTTTCTGTAATTCCTGCAACAGATTTACCAATTGTTGATCCAACAGAAACTATAGAATCTGATGCAGAAGTAATTGCAGCGGCTGCAGCAGAAGTCGCAGCCGCAACTGAAGAAGCGGCACTAACTGAGGATTCAATAGCCTTATTTGCGTCGGTTGCAGCCTGAAGATCAGATACTTCTGGAGCCATTCCTCCCGCAGAAAGACCAGCACCAGCGGCACTCGATGCAGAAGAAGCACCAGAACCAGAAACGCTTAGATTATGAGAATCGCCTCGTGAATCTGCACCAGTTGCCTTCAAGTTAGTTCCAGACTTAACGTTGAGAGTTCCGTCTACCTCTACACTGCTGCCACTTAGAGCAACTTGACTGCCCTTGATGCTTGATTTACCTGAAGATTGGATGCTCGTTGTAGATCCAGATTTCAAATCCATAGTTGCAGTTGATTCTACAAACACACTCTTGCCTTTCATACGAATATCGCCACCAGCTGACATATTAATGCCACCAGCAACTTCTACATTCATATTACCGCCAACCTTTAGATTGCAATCTCCACCAACTGTGACAGAACATTTACCACTGATAAAGACATAGTCGGAACCCATCACAAGTTCATAATTGTCTTTTACAACTTTGTGTACTTCGTTACCATCTCGATCAATTTCAATGAACGAACCTTTACGATGAGCCAATTGAATACGCTCTTGACCTGGAGTATCATCGAATTCTAATGCATGCCCCGATTCAGTTTCAAGAGCATTGTTATATGGATACTTTGGCGCAAACGCAGGAGGTGGTTCGCTCCAAGAAACTCCACCTGCTGAAACGATGTTCTTCTTGAGATTCTTTTTTCTTGTAGCAATTACAGTTGAATCTGCTTTGCCGCGAGCAAGACGATTTGTAGTTTGTTCTTTGAGATACTTACCCTTTGGATATGCTTCTGCAGGATCATCTGGTTTATTTGGTGCTGACCCAAAACTTGTTCTTGGATCACTAAATCCATTTGTATAGTTCGGTTTGCCATCAGGCTTTCCTGGAAGCACACCCATGATTGCAGGGTTCTGTGCATTATCGCCATCGATAAAAAACCCAAAAACCATATCACCCTCTTTCGGTGTATATGCATTTGGACTGTTAACAGGAATTACTGGATGCGCCCAAGGTAATTGCTCTGTTGGAATTTTACTTTTTTCATCCGTATGCCAACCAAAGCAGCGAACGCGGACACGACCAAGTTGCTCTGGGTCTTGGCGATCTTCAACAACGCCAATATACCAGATAAATCCTTCAAGTCCAATAAAACTTTTTTTTGCTCCTGGCATAACTTAATTATTTACCTTTTTTAGTCAATTTATTTAATCCATCTTTTGCTACAGGCATTGCTTCAGAAAAAGAATCAGCAACTAATTCTGCAACACATTCATATGAAGTGCTTCTAAATTTATGATTGATCGAGGCAACCAAATATTTACCACTTCTTGCTTTATCGAATTTTTTACCGCCTGTTTGAGCACTTTCAAATAAAGGAAATTCATAATCAATCATATCACCTGCTTTCATCTCAATATCACCAGGAACTACAACTCGAATTCTAAAGTGATTCAGTAGCGTCATGTGTAATGCTCTTGGTAATAACCAAAATTTAATATCATTACTTTTTTCTGAGATAGTATCATTGGTTGTCAGGTAAGTTCTATAGAATGAAAATGGTGAATTGAAAAGAGTTTCATTCTTAGAATTTTTAAATGAATTTACAGGTTTAAATTTGTTTATTAAATTTCCTTGGCTTTCTGCTGCAAGCAAATTATAATCAACATTCTCAAATTTTTGCGAGAATATGTCAATCGATAGCAATCGAGAAGAGAATGACCCATTTGATATTGAGGTTAGCATATCAAAATCACTTAAAATAGTAAAATCGTCAATCGAATCTTTATTTAATGCTGGATCACTTTGTGATTTCTTAATCTCATATCTAATTTTTTTATATGGTTTTTGTTTAATCATGGTTTGTAACGATATCAGATTAAACCCATTTTTATTCTCAAAAAAGAAATAACAAAATTTCTTTTGATCATACCCACGAGAAGTTACCCATTGAATTGCTTCAAATGGTCTATACCCAGGAATAACTAGATCAAAAGATCCAGAAGTATCTTCTAAATTTGCAATTCTCTGTGGATCAACACCCAGTTCATTTAATAGAATATCTGAAACAATATTTTTAATTTTAGTCGATTTATACGCTTTACTCACATTTAGTGTTTGTGATGATATCAATTCATCAGAACAAAAATGAAGAAGGTATGTTTGACCCGAATCAGTCGATGGATTTCTATCTGTAGTTTTGTAAATTCTAAAAAGTCTTTCTAATGGACGATTTAATCCAGGTTTGTCGATGCTTACCTTTAGATATTCATTACCGCACAAATAAAAATTAGAGAAAGTATCATTACCATCATTGATAAGTATGTTTCCACTCATGACAGAAGAATAGATGTCTTGAAAAATTTGCAATTCAACAAAAATGTCTCGCAAATCGATCGTTTGACCACCAGAATTAATTAACTCTAGACTCTTTATCTCATAGTCTTTTGAGTTATTTACACCATTATCTGCCATCAGCCATTAAACTCCTAAATTCATCTTCAACTTGTTGAACATATACACTTTCTAAGATTTTGATTGATCGTTTTGCATCATTTATGTTTAATTCATTTGTATAATTAGAAATTGCTTTATGTATAGTAGTAATTTTTAAAGTATATTCAGGAAAAACTACAGTTTCTATACTTATAGGTAAAGATGTATCTGCTGTACCAGGAAGCGTGTTAGGTATTATTGAATTATCCGAATAATCTACATCAAATTCACCAATACTGTATGTTTGAGTTGATTTATCTATCAATAATTGCCCATAAAATGTTTCTTGTGTTACCTCTTTTTCATAATGATGAATCGTTGTAAGTGCTTCATTGATTGTTTGATTGTATTTTTGTTGAATGAATGTTTCAAGCGCATCATTTTTTAATGGAAAATCGTAGTAAGGATTAATAATTTGATTAAACAAAAGGATGATCCAACTTCGATTTGCATCACCATAAATCTTATATGCAATAATCTCTGGAGTATCGGTTTCTTTTACCTCGTATTCATATGCAATGCTACTATTATTTGCAATTTCCTTTAAAAATGTAGATCTTGCAAGAATATTTGTTACAAGTTGATTGTTTAAAGTATTCTTATCG